GTCGTTTATGTATGAGTTCTTACTCAGAGCATTAAATAATGCATGTAAGGTATTCTCAATGCCAAAAATTGGCTACAAACACTTGGCAACTCGTGAAGGTAGTATGTTTGATGGTTATCAGAAAACGATGCCAATGAATGAAAGAAAATTCTGGTTTGATACTGCAACAAATGAAGCCAATTTTATAAACGACAGAGTAATTGACATGTCGAGATTAAGTAAGCAGATTGTTGTTGAAAAATAATTCTATCTTACATTAAGATGAATGAAAGAGAAAGAATTAGAAAGTGCTCCGTATTTTGCGGAAAGAGAAGAAAAAGCTGTTCTCGATTATATTAATTCAAATTCTGCAGTAGAAAAGAATCAAATATATAATGAGATACTAATCGAACCCTTTCGTAAAATGATTCAATCAATACTTCGTAGATATCCGATTCATATCGGAAACTACGATATGATTGAAGTAGAATCCAATGCTCTAACTCATTTGATAGAGCATATGGTCAAATTTAATCCAGATAAGATTACAAAGTCTGGTAATAAGACTAAAGCATTTAGCTATTGTCAGACAATTATCAGGAATTATTATAAAGACCATAGTAAAAAAAGCTACACTGAGAAGAAAATTAATCTTAGTTTCGATGATTACATTGATGAAATCAACGAAAATACTGAATACACATATGAAATTGAATTAGAAAGTCAACATCAGCTTGAAAAACTAATTAATAATGTTATATCAAAAATTGAAGATAGAATTAATAATGACCCTTGTATGAAGAAAAATGAGGCTATTGTTGGTGACGCTATTGTAAATGTATTAAAGAATTGGCATATATTATTCATGGAAGATACCCCAGAAGGTAAATATAATAAAAGAGTTACTAATAAGTTTGCAAAAAATAAGATATTGTTATTCTTGAAAGAACAAACTGGATTATCTACTAAAGAAATTCGAATTGGTATTAAGCCATTCAAAGATATTTACTTTTTAGAAAAAATAGATTATCTGGATGATTAAAATAAATTCAGATAAACAGTATTTATATGTACTAAAACCATAAAACTATGCCACGTCCACAACGTAAACGTTTGTCATTCAATGAAGAAAGTGTAAACAAGTTACTTCAAGAAATATATGATGAGAGTCATAATATTAAAGCTAAAATTACCAGACTTTTTACCAAATGGGAACTCAAGGTAAAGGAAGGTGGAGAAATTCAAGCAATTGGCGACCAGATTGTGAAGCTTATTGCTGCAGAAGCTAAGAATCAAGACCAAAAAATTATGCTATTGAGATATTTGAAAGAAGTAGTATTTGATAGCAAGTCAGGTAGTGTTGGCAGTAGTAGTAGTAATAACGAACCAAGTAAAAATGAAGAAACTGGTGGAATTTCATCAGAAAGAAGAAATGAATTACTGAATTTTGTTGCATCAGAAGTTGAAAAGAAACAAAAGAATAAACAATGAGTATAAGTAGCGCAAAAAAAGATGTTTTTACTACAATTGGTGCGTTTACTTCTATGAAGGATAAGGCTAAAATGCCAGACACCACCAATTTATTTCCTTCTATAAATAATAAGAAGGATATTGTACCGTTTTTGCTTGATATTTTAAAAACAGTTGTTGGTTCAATGGCATTGAAACAACTTACTGGTCAGCTTTTTACAGACTTTATTGATGGTGTTGAACCCAAAGCGAAGACCATGCTAACCAAGCAAATGACACAATCAAATTCAGGTAGTGCAATACCATTACAATTTCAAAGCACTGGTGCTGGATATACAGTACCGTTAAAAAATATTGATGCATATAGTAAATTTAAAAGCAGTCCAAGTTCACCAACTGGTAGTTTATTATATGACACATCAAAACCAAATTTTGATACTGCTATGCATCAAGCAATTTTAAATGGTACTGCTACATTTAATAATTTAAAACTTACATACAATTCAGTTACAGATGCAGTAACATTTAATGCTGCAGCATCAAGTACTTCAGTAGGTGCGTGGATGGGCGATTACATAAAAGATGCGGTTTTAATTGACAAGAAAGCTTTTTTAACTAATACAATGAATGCAATATATGGTAGTGTTAGTAAAGCACAGGGAAAAAGCGTACAGCAGACATATGAAGAACTACAAATATCTAAATTAATTGAACAATTAATTAATGATAACGATACCTTTGAAATTTCTCCTGCTGATTATGATGAATTATTACAAAAGGCACAAGAATTGGTTGATGGTGTTGTTTATTATGACATGGGTTGTGGTGTGATGGGTGCAACACTACCATTAAGTGAAATGACAGATTTAATTTCACAGATAAGTGGTTCTACTGATTCAAACTTTGTTGCAAATAAAGTAGATGACACAATTGGTCAAAGTACGAAGAATAATCCAGCAACAACAGCGCAAAATATCCAGACAATAAGAGACGGATTTTTTCAGAAATTAATAAAAGCGATAACATTATCACTTTCACAAGCAATGACAACTGCACCACAAATTAGAGCATTACTTGCAATTCAAAGTGCAATTCAAAACAACGGTGTTGCTATGATTGGCAAAGCAAAAGATGATTTGAAAAAATTCAAAATATTCTTAAAATGTATGATACAGGACATGATGAGAATGATAAATGAGTATATTTTCAATATGATTCTTGTTTTTTTAATTGCACTATTAGACCCAATAATTAGAGAAATAGTAAAAGAAAAAATAAATAGTTACGTGGGAATCATTAAAAGTTTCCTTGGAGTTCAAACTTAAATAATTATGATAGTAGACCAGAAATTAAACAAACAGTTTGTAGGCGTTTATCTCATCGACAATGGTGATGTAACAGGCACACAACTCGCAACAACAGTTAAACCTAATTGGTTCAGGATACTGATGACCAATTGGTTTTTAGGTTGGAAATGGATTAGCATTAAAGAATTAAAGACACCAAAAGTAGCGAAGTAATGGCAATTGATTTTAACAGTATATCGTCAATCATTGGTGGATTTGATAAGATACTGAAACTCTCTTCAATTGGCGGTCCGCCTTCGATTCCAGTGCCACTAATATTAGTTGGTGTTGCGAAACGTCCCGGTTTATCGGCAACGAAGATTGCTTCTCGTATTATTTCCAGAAAATCCGAAGCGGGACTACCTGTTGGTGTTTTACCATCAGGTGCGGTAAGTCCTGATGAAATTATGGAAAGAATCAGGATTGAAGAAATAATAAAAGCACTTCAACAAGATGCTGTTATTACGGTGGCTGTACCGCCCGGGATTTCACTAACGGCTGCAGGTATTTCAGCAGCAGGACCCGTCTCGGTGGTGGGTTCAACCATCTATTTTGCAAAGGGTTATGGAGTTATACAATAATGGAAGATTTAACTAAACATACACCAATAGAACTGAATAAACTGATTAATGATACCAAGTTAACGCACGATACATTAAAATTGGAAATCATTAATCATACAAAGGATATTGATGAGCTTGAAAGACTCATCAACGAAAAGCTTATTGTGCTGGATTCGGCAGAAAAATATTATATTGCATTGATTGAAGAAATAACTAAAAGATAATGTCATACGATAAACCAACAATACAAACATCCAACCCATATAAAAAAGAGGGTGATAATACAATTATTACCAGAACTATTTATTATGCCGAAGTGGTCAGTATTGATGATAATACTGATGGTGGAAGAATCAAAGCAAGAATTCAGGGTTTTGATAATAAGACTGCCAATGCTGATTTACCTTGGTGTTATCCGATGTTACCTAAATTCTTTCATATATATCCACAAGTGGGCGAAATGGTTAGGGTCTTCATTGAAGACATAAGATTTCCAGAAAGAAGTAGATTTTGGATAGGAAGTATAGTTTCACAATTACAAAAAATAGGATTTGATTCAAGTTATACTGCACTTTCAACAACAAACTTAGGTCTGACAATTCCTGACCCTGCGCAAACAACATTTCCTGATGCACAGGGTGTGTTTCCTTTAAAAACAGACGTAGCAATTATTGGTAAAGTCAATACTGATGTTATTTTGCGCATAAATGAAGTACATATTCGTGCTGGTAAACACGAAAATGGTAATATATTAAAACTTAACACTACCAATCCTGCTGAAATTACTATGGTTTACGAAACAAACATCGAAAAACCTAACGATTACTTGAGTAAGACAGTTATAATGAGTGATAAAATTGCTATAATATCACATAGTGGAAAGCCACAATTTAAAGCTGCTCGTCAAACTGAAAAAGATAGAGACAGTATATTTGCAACAGGACATCCAATGGCAAGGGGCGATGTTTTAGTTGAAGCATTAAGTGTAATACGAAATGCACTAATTGCACACATTCATGGATACTCTGGCTTACCTGCTGATAAAACTTCTGTAATAAGAGACTTAGAAAATATGAACTTAGAAGCAATTTTACAAAGAAACATTGTAATTAATTAAAATTATTGTACATTTGCTGTCTATGAATATTGATATACCTATATTTTTGTACATTTATCATCTATGACTATTGATATACCTATACCACATCAATTATTTACTGCATTTAACGATGTTACGTTTTATGATGAACCACATAAATATTATGTGGAAGGTAAAGAATTGATTAGTGTCACTACAATTATTCACCAATATCAGGAAGAATTCAATGAAGATTATTGGTCACAGTATAAAGCAGACCAATTTCGTCTTACTCAGAAGGAAGTACTTCGTGCATGGAACTTTATAAATAAAAAAGGTACTATTAAAGGAAGTGCTATTCACGACTATGCTGAAAATCTCTTTCAAAATAAGAAATTTGAATACCCTAAACAACTGATTTTAAATGAATTCGGTTTTGACCCCGTTAAAATAGAATATGATATCACTAAAAAGCATGTAGATAATTTCTATAATGAAGTACAGGGTAAGCTAATTCCAATAAGAACTGAGCTTGTGGTATATGATAAAGAAACACTTATCGGTGGAATGCTCGACATATTGTTTTGGAATGTAAAAGCACAAGAGTTTCAAATCTGGGACTGGAAAACCAATAAAGACTTTACTCATGAAGAAAAGGGAAGACATTTAATTAGAGACTTGTTTATGGTTGAAGACTGTGACTTGGAACTGTATTCGTTGCAGTTGGAAATGTATAAACAAATTATAGAAAAGAACGTACCTATAAAACTTGGTAGGTCATATATCGTCTGGTTCTCCCATAATAACGACAATTATAGGGTTATTGAAACTAAGAATAGAGAATATCACGTTAAAACCATTTTAAATAATAGAATTCAGGAATTAGCTGCATGAAATTTCTGAAAAATTCATGCAATATAATGTATGGTTTTTCATGCATTATCGACATAAATGGCACTTAATGCATGTTTTTCCATACATTATAACCAGCCAAAACCATCTATTCAAACCCTGTTTTGGCTGAATATAAATAAAAAAGCCACAATAATGTGGCTTTAAATTTTTCTGTCTGTATTTCTTATAAGTTAAGAATACAACGCCAAGGTTGAATTTCAAGTGTAATGTTTGTAAGTTCGTCACTACCATAATCGTTTTCACCAAAGTCAATTGATGTAATCATAGCTTGTTCAATAAACCACTTTTCTACTTCAATACCAGTTGGGTCAAGTGCTTTAAGAAGAATGTTCTTCTTATAACCTGCAGCGTAACCCATACGACCAGTTAGAGATTCAGCATGTAAACGAACCCATTCCATAAGTTGCTGTGAGGTTGAAGGACCGATTGGGTCAAGGAACGTTAAGCTCATTGTATCCCAAGTATATCTACCTGCAACATAATTTTGTTCGTTCATATATGGAATTGCGACACTGTTGATTTTCATCGAAGGTCTTTTGAACTTTTGTACTTTCCATACTTCAATACCTAATTCATCTGCGAATTCCGCAAAGAATCTATTAACTCTTTTTGGTTCGTAATCAAAAGGAATACTCCTTATCATTTCTCCTGCCATGTTTTTATCTGTTTAATTTTGTAAATCTTATTTTTGCTTTCTCATAAATACTATCATGTTCGAAAACAATAAATAATTATTTTGGCATCACACCTGTTCTTCTAAAATTTCTTTCTTCTTCACGGCTTAAACTTTCAATTGTTCTTGGTGATGTTGCTAATTCTTTTAATTCTTCAAGGATTGAATCATTAACAAATTTAGCGACTTCATCAACAATTTCAGGTGCTTCTGTTATTAAAAGAGGAATAAAAGGTGTTTCTACTGGAAGTGTCATATCACAAGCACAAGGTTCTACACATGGCTCAGTACATTCACATGTCTTTTCTGGTTCATTACATACACAACATGGTTCTGGAAGCACGTCAATATTAGTCTGTGCATTTGGGTCGCCACCACCAATGAAATATTCTTCTTGAAATTCGAACTTCACATTAATATTACCTGTATTTGGGTCAACTTCTACCGCATCAACAGCTATTGCAGTAGGAACTTCTGCCACAGGCTCTTCTTCAGTTACATCTGGTAGGCTTTTTAATTCATCAATAGCATCTTCAAATTCAGCATCAGTTTCTTCAACAAATAATTTTGTTTCAAACACTTCTGGGTCTATACGTATTGGTTCGCTTTCTACTATTTCTTCCTGTGTTGTTTCTTCTACTTGTGGTTCATCAATTTGACCTTCCACAATTTTTTTATTCTTTTTACTCATACTTTTTTATTTAAAAATCGATATTATTTACACATAAATACTTACATATAAAAAAAGACCCGCCAAGTAAGCGGGTCTTCCATTAAAAAATCACAAATTATGCACCAACATCGGCAAATGATGCACCAGAAGGAGTTATTGTAAACGTAATGCCGATAAATTCAACAGCACGTGTTGGTTTCAAGAATATTTC